GTTCTCCGAGATTACCTTCTGGGAGGTGCCCTTTTTAAGCGGCATGGAGAGCCTCCTTCTCAGTCTCATCGACACGCCGCAGCCAGCCGCGCCCGAAAGTTGCAAACGTCTTCAGACTCTTGTAGAAGTCGCGCCGACCCTCGGACACCTTGGCAATCAGGTCGTCAGCGTCCATAGCATTGATGGCGGCCATGCTCTTAGGACCAAGCACCCCATCCTCGGTAGCGCCTGCGGCCCGCTGCATCAGCCTGACTGCCCGGCGAACGCCCTTGTTCACGGCCATGTCGAAGGCCAGCAGGTCCACGCCCGACTTCAGTTCGTCGCAGCGCAGCGCGTCCCAATACTGATTCTTGTAGATGGTATTGACGTCGGCATCGGAGATAGCCCGCAACTCGTCCTTGCTCATGGGCTTACCCTTGAAGGCCGAGAAGGTAGCGAGCGTGATGCCCTTCATGGTGGCGCCGCCCGGATCTTCCGGATGATCGACGTACCCACCCTCATGCTTCAGAATCAGCGCCAGCCACTTGGCGTAGTTGTCTTTCACTTGTGAGTCATCCTATTCATAGCGTCAGTCTTTTCCTTGGAGCCGGCGGAACTACCAAAGTAATAGGCAACCACGCCGCCCCATGCAGTGCCAAGCGTACCCAGCATAACCAACATAGCCTCAGAGCCGCCCGTCGTAGGCAGGCCATTTAGCAACATGAAGAACAGCACGCCAAAATAACCTAGCGTAATACTACCAGCCAATAGGCGCGGAGTCCAGTCTTTAGTCTTGATCTCCCGGTCGCGTGCGCTGTTGCGGTCCTCGTTAGAGATGCGTTCCAGATCGACGTCCAGTTCCCGCATCCGCACCGCAAAGTCCTGCTCGGCTTTCTTCAGGGCCAGCAACTGCTCGGGTGTCGCCGTGGCTGCCGCCTCAACAAGCTCGGCCTCAGTACCATCCGGCTTGCCAAGCAGCGCCTCAGAAATGGCACGGGTCGCCATCCCCGCCAGCGGTCCACCCACGGCAGTCGCAATGGACGGGGCTACCGTCCTAACGAGATTGAGCAGCGGTTCCATTGCGGGTCTCCAAGAGGGCCAAGCGCCGGTCAAGTTCGCTGGTCAGCCGCATCAGGTCGGCTCGCAGGGCTGCCATGCCATTGGTGAAATCCGCAGTCTTCTCAAGGCGGGAGCGGTCAATCGCAGCTATGCTCCGCTCCCGGTCCAGCGTCATGTTGGCGCGGCCAATAGCGTTATCCCGCTCCACCTGTTCGATCCGGTTGGACAGTTGCTCGCGGATCTGGGCCATGTCGATGGTCGTGCCCTGCGGGGGGATCGCCCGGTTGTCCTGCGTTACAACCACCGCAATGCGGGACTTCAGAATGGTGATCTCGTTGTTGGCCGACGACAGGGAGGTCATCAGGTACACAACACAGGAGAAGAGGATCGGGATGGCCGCGAATACGACCTTCTCAATTAGGGCGCCCTTTGAAGCGTTGGCCGCCATCTGCTCGGACATTTGGGCTTGCTTGGCTGAGTCCGACATGCTAACAGTTCCACTTCTTCAGATAAGCGGCCATTAATTCAGCCTGCTTGGAACTGTCCAACAGGTTTCCGGCGGCCAGATTACAACGCCCGCACAGCAGACTGCGAACTTCCCCTGTATTATGATTGTGGTCAACAGCAGGCCGATCCATTCTGCTGCCTTCCATTTGAAAAGGCTTGACACAACAGGCGCATTTGCTGCCTTGGGCCAGTATCATTTCCGCAAACTTACCCGCCGTTATACCATACTTTACGGGTAAATTATATTCCCGTATGCGAAGCGTCGAACAGGGACGGCAGGAGTAGTTCAAGCCGCTTTTCTGCTTGCGGTTCTTGTTAAACTCTTTGGGGAATTTCCATTCTTGGCACCGGCTACACCGAAATCGTCCCTGTGAATCCGACTCCTTGGCTGTGCGGCCCCAGTCCCTCTTAGTCGTCAGCATCGCCACGCTCGAAGTGACTTGTTGATCCGGCTGTTGGGGTCGTTGGCCGTCTTCGCGGAAGTTAGCTTCTTCTTCATGCCCTTCATGCGGGCACAGAACGAATCCCGGCGCGGGCCTCCCTCGGGTTGAGGTGGTTTGAGGCCCGGCTTACCGGGGTTCGCACGATTGTAGGAGGCACGGCCTTTGGCATTGAGCCCGCCTTTGGGATCTTTGCCTTCGGCCCGTTGCCATGCCGGGGTCTTAGCCATACCCCATTATACTATAGTTAGCCCAATCTTTCAAGACTGATGGACTCGACGTCGAACTCGCCGGGTGCATAGAAGTGCAGCAGATGGAAGCCATTCCACCACAGCTTCTTGGCTGCCTTGGCGTAGGCAAAGTCCCCGTTCGGATCGACAAAGCAACCGCCCACCAGCGCATGGATCTTGGTGCCGTCGCCCTTGGTCCGCGTCGAAGTAGACAGCAGATGCGAGTGGCCGCACACCGACGAGACATGCTGCGAACGCAACAGATTGTTCGCGTGATGTTCCCCGCCCTGCGGCCTGCCCATGACCCCCGACACGAAGTAGTGCTGGAAGACGGCCCCGTGAATAGTGACCGGCTTCAGGAAGTTATGGTACTTCACGCCAAGGGTAGGGCGCCGCTGGGCCACCAACTGCTTGACGGTCTTCGGGAACTCCGACGTCAGCAGCCGGTTGTCCGACGCCATCCACTTGTTGTAGCGGTCTTCGTGGTTGCCCTCAATAAAGTCGATGGAGGCGCCCCCATAGGCGGCAGCGATGGAGGCGATCCAGTCGAGGGCGTCAAAGCCTGCTTCGATGTCGGCCTGCAAGGACCTATGCGACCAGCGCGGGTCATCCATGTCGTGGGTGCATAGCGACCCGAAGTCCCACAGATCGCCAATGTGAACGACCCGATCCAGATAGACGTTGCGGTCTTCCAGAAAGGCCATCATCTTGCCGAACCGGTCCAGTTTGTCGCCCGGCATCGCATGCGTGTCGGGGATCAGCAGTACAGTCTTAGGTGTCATGCCGCCTTCTCCCGGCGCTTGGCTGTGGAATCCAGATAGCCGCTCGTCAGGCCGGGGCTGGGCCTGTCATCATTCAGGTCGTCCGACAGGCGGGCGTCCATCAGGATCATCAGGCAGGCTACGGCGTGCGCGAGGTGGGACTGACCGCTTTCAAGATCGCTGTCCTGCCCATCCCACCACGAAAAGATGTGGCGCATCGCAGCATTGTAGTAGACGGACGCCGAGATCGGCTCATGCCGCCAGTTGGTCAGGCCGTACTTGTGAATGCCCAGCCGCATGACGTCGCCAACCATGAAGAGGGGCGCGGGCGGCACTCCCTCAATGCCCGACTTCGACATGCCGTAGACAGTCTTGGGATTGCCGTCTGGCAACTCCAGTGCCGGGTCCATCACACCCCCCAAATGAAAGCGAGCGTGCCGACGAACAGCGCCACCATACAGATAACGAGGATTGCGACCATCGCCTTATCCAGCCGGCCAAGCGAAAGCCAATTGCTGGGGCGAATCTTTTCCTCGATTGCCACCAGCACGAAGGCCAGCGCGCCCAGTACGATGATCGTCGAGAATGCAATCTGTGCGATAATCATGTTAGACTCCTGTGCTACCAAGCCCGCCTTCACCGCGAGCCGTTGTTGTGAGATCGATAACTTCTTCAACCGGAAGATGAGTGACCGGCATAATCATAAGCTGCGCGATCCGCATGCCCGGTTCCACCAGCGTATAGGATTCGCTGGGCCACTGAGGCGTGTAAGGTAGGCGCCCCAAGATCACCTTCAGTTCACCCCGATAGTCCTCGTCGATGACACCCGGCGCGTTCAGCACGAAGATGCCATACTTCGAGGCGAGACCAGAGCGGGAGCAGACCAGTCCAACGTAACCGGGCGGCAACTCGATGGCGATACCTGTGCCAATGACCTTGAAGGTCCGCATGTCATCGATGCAGATAGTATCGCTGGCAAACAGATCGTAGCAGGCTGCGCCAGACGTAGCCCGCATGGGCAGGTGTGCGTCAGGCTTCAGCTTCTTGAACTTCACGGTCGGCTGCATGGCGTCTCCCATCATATGCCTAGCCACTGGCATTCTTTGTACTTGCCAATCGGCATATCGTCAAGCGAATAAATGCTTAGGGCTTTTTTATGTGAGGCCGTCTTCGCATTCTTGTAGATCTGTAGGTAGGACAACTTCACATCTTTATGGATGGCTGCTACCACGGGACCGTAGAATTGCATGAGTTTCTGCCTGACGGGCCGCATCCACGACAGCTTGATCTCGACGATGCAAAGGTGGTCGTCGGCCAACCACAACAGAGCATCGGGCTGACAGATGCCGCTGCGCTTTGGCGTCTTGTAGTACAGCCAAGGCGAAGGCTCGACCCTTCCGTAAATGGAAGTCAGCTTCTTGAGAACTGCTTTCTCGAATGAGATGCCCGCTTGCTGGGCGGCAGACCGCTTCGTCTTCTGGAACTCGGGAACGAAGTCAGCATACCGCCCCTCGACGGGGGAGCCCAGCCGTATTGGGGCCGGGCGTTTACTTCCGTAGTACATCAGTCCGGATCAGGCAGATACCGCTGGAAGCCATTCTCCAGCATGCGAAGCGTCAGCGCAAACTCCGCAACATCAATCGGCGTCGTCAGCATATGGAAGGACATGTCGCCTTCGGTCTGTTCCTTGCAGGCAACGCCGCACACGATGCTCTTGATGTTGTCCTTGTTGTCCAGCAGGAAGGACGCGACGTAGGCAATCGAGTGTTCCAGTTCCGTCATCTCTTCGGACGGCGGCAGGAGAGGTTCCACCTTCAGAGAGGGGTTCTTGAAGGAAACGATCTTATCGGTCGGTGACATAACGGGTCCTTGCGTTGTCTACGTTCTGCACGATGTTGGTACGGATCACATGGATGCTGGTACCGTTGGAGGGGTCGATGCCCCGCTCCAGCCACGCCTTCACCACGAAGCCCCGCTTCAACCACCAGTTCTTGATGTCGGACATCAGCTTGTAGTTGGCTGCCTTGTCCGACAAGTAATCATGCTTTGCCATTTGGCCTCCACTTCTTCAGGCCATCCGGATTCCCTGGCCCAGCCTTCAGCCAGTTGTACCCCACTTCGACATCAAATGGAATAATAATCTCACGCGATATTCCCTTAATGTCAGTGATGGGGAAGGGGAAGCGCAGGCACTCCAGCACTTGAGGCAACAGTTCGTCGGCCTTGTCGATGCGGACTTGGCCCAGCACAGCATCGTGTAGGTTCAGAAGGATCTGCACATCGGAGCCCGGCTTGCCCTCGAACTTCTCCCACAGATTGTAGATGCCGATGTTCATCAGCACGCCCACGCAATGCTGGGGCACGAAGGCAATCGCCTCCCGCAGAGTGGCATCATCCCAGCGCCGGTTCCAGAAGTTGCGCCTGATACCGAACGGTGTAATCAGGTGGCCCTTGGTCTGCAACTGCTTGGCTACCCACACATGCCAGTCGCTGATGCCGGGGAACCTCCTGAAGTACTGGTTCTGGAAAGCCTCGGCTACCGCAGTCTCGACCTTCATCTGCTGGGCCAGCGTGTACGGCTTGCCATAATAGTTGCTGCCGTGTGCGCCCTTCTTCGTGATGTCCCGGTACGAGTAGCCCCGATAGTACTCGCGCTCCGCCAGTTCCCGATCTGGCGGAAAGCCGAACACCATACTGGCCACCATCGTATGGGAGTCGCCACCTTCGACGGCTGCGATGTAGTTCTCATCGCCCGACAGGTAGGCCACGATGCGAGCCTCGGCACCCTGCTGGTCCGAGTAGAACATCATGTAGCCGGGGTCAGCCGTGAAGCAGCAGCGGGCCTCCTTCGGAATGTTCTGAAGGTTGCTGCCGATCCGGAAGGGATGCTCACTGGATGAGAGGCGGAAGGTCTCGGTGCCCGCAATGTTAAAGGATGCGTGGAAGCGATTGCTGGGCGACAGCTTCTTCGAGAGGAACTCGATCTGCTTCTCAAGGTCGCGGATGCGGAGGATGTGGTTGGCGAAGAAGGCACCCCGCGTATAGTTGGCAGCGATGCGTTCGAGGATCTCGCGATCCGTGCCGACCTTAGTCTCGCCCT